TCAGCACCTTCGATTATATTTTTAAGTTTCTGTAATAAGCCCATAGTTTTTTAATTGTTATAAACAAAGTTAACAAAATTAACGAAAAAATAAAACCATATTTCACTTTATCTAAAAATTTAACTTTTTTAACAATTGTATTTTCTTTGTATTTAACAATTTCTTTCCGAACCGTATCCGTTTTAACAATTGTATCAACTTTTAACTTATTCAAATACATTATTTTAGTTAAAAATTTAGTGCTGAAAACGGTATCTCCTTTTTGCTGAATCACAATTGAATCGTGTTTAAAAATGTAAATACTGTCAATCTGTTTTGAATTGTTAATTTGCGTCGAACTGTTAAAATTATCTGTTTTTTCTGTGCTCTGAATGCTCTTTTGCGTTTTACAACCAACAAAAGTAAATGTTAACAAAATTAAAATAAACTCGTAATTTAACATTTTAATCCATTTCGATTTTATTTTCTTTTTCTTTTAAATTTCTCTTATTCAAAAATTTTGTCTCAACAAACCGACCTTTTTCGTCCCGTTTCCGTGTACAAAATTCAACAAAATCGCCGTTCAAAAATTCAACTATTAAATCGAGTTTTTCGTTTAATTTTTTCATTTCCTCGTGATAATCAGTCATAACCGACAAAACTCCTTGCTGATATTTCTGTAAAATTTTGTCTGTCAAGTCAACTTTTTCGCTCGATTTTTTAAGTTTTGCGTTGACAAACCACCCGCCTGTAGCTACAGCCGAAATAATTGCTAAGATTACTGTTACAATTTGTTCCATTTTTAAATTAGATTTAATTAGTTAATTTTTACTTTAGTTAACAATGAAAAAAGAAATTATTTTTTATTAATGTTATCAATTTGTATTTGTTGCAAATTTTTCTCAAATGTTATTCTGTTAAAATAATTTTTGCGGGCAATAACAAACTCATAAAGTGTTAAATTTTGAGCTTCCTCGTAGTTGTGCAAATTGAAATAATCTCTTAAAAAATCTAAAATTAATTCTTCTGGTGATAAATTTAACAATCCAGCGCTTGCATTTTTTTCTTCTTTCGTTTGCTCAACCGTTGTGGCTTCAATAATCTTTGTTAATTGTTCGCTTCCCGATTCAAAAGTATTAATAATTTTAACATATTCAAATACTGTTAACTTTTTATTTTTTAACATTTTTTCAATCTTTGCAGGCATCTTGCTTTCCTGTAATTCAAGAAATTCTCTGATTGTCATTGAGAAATAATCGAAAGTTTCAAGCGGCAAATTTTCCTTTATCTTTTCTTTTAACTCCGTTAACATTTCAGGAAAAACGGCAAGGATTGTAGAAATATCGGAAAATTTTGTCTTTTCGGTTATTCTCATATGTTAAAATTGTTAAAGATTTAAAATTTGTCTGCGATTCTTTTTCTTTGAATACGAAACATGCACCCATGAATAATTGCTTTCATTGATAAGCTGGTCAAAAGGAAGTCCTGAATTTTTAATTAATTCAAACAGTTTTTTATTTTCTTTAATACTTCTATCAAAGCCTTCAATATCCGCTGCCTCGCCTGTCATGTGCTGGCTGTTTGGTGCTCCGAAAATAGCTTTGTTTAACTTTTGACTTCTGTAACCTGAATTAACAAAAATTGGTTTTCCGTATAACTCACGCAGCGGGTCTAAAAGGTTGTCAACCAAAGCATTCAAATTTTCAATCGCATCTTCTGTCGGTGTATTATCAATCTTTAACTTTTTCGCAGCCTCCGACCTTGTAAACTCATCAATCGTGAAGTATTTCATTAATTGTTAAATTTAAGTTAAATGACGGCGGGGCAGGTCTTACGGTATGCGTCCGCCGTACTGTTAGGATAAGTTAAAATTAATATTCAATTAATTCTCCGTTAACAAATGATACCATATCTATAAATTCAGATACTTCTCCCGCTGGCTCTTCCGTTTCCATTGTTATTAGCCAATAGCCTGTCTCCTCATCTTCTACCATTTCAGTTACATGCAAACCGTTTTGAGCGCCAATGAAAATATGTGTATTTACATAAGTTAACTTTTCTTTTCTTTCAATAATAATCATAAATTCATTATCTTTTAACGAATCTATGATATTTTTTGCATTTGCTGCTCCGATGCCATCAAAATAGAATTGAATAGTCTTTTTGTAAAGATTTGTATCAGGTTGAAATTCAACTTTGTAACTGTTAAATGGTTTGGGATTTTGGCGGAGTTGGTAAATGGGAAAACCGTTTTCCATTGAATAAGAAGTAATTTCTCCTGATCCAAAAAGTAAAAATACATCTTTTTTGTTAACAATTCCTCCTAACTGCTCAAAACCTTTAACTCGAGGTTGGCAATTGTTAGTTATATTTTGAGTGATGCCTCCGCATGGTGTGAATGACATAGTTTAAATTTTTTAAGGTTGTTAAATTTAATTAATTTTAATTTGAATTGTCGGCTGTTTCGCTTTCAGTCTTATTTTCCGTTTCCGATTCCGTTGATGTTTCAGGAGCAACAACTTTTGTTTTTTTTGACTTTGTCGGTGTTTGTTCAACTGCATTTTGACTTTCTTTAACTTTCATAAACCAATGCCGTAAGCCCATTCGCAAAAATTCTTCGGCAATTTCGTTTGTCAACGTTGCATTATTTATACGCAAACCGTTGTAAATCACGTCAATATCAGGTCGCAAAACATAGTCGGCAGTTATCTCTCCATTGTCAATTTTTTGCTGTGTTAAAACTTTTAACAATACCATGATTTGGTCTTTGTAACAGTCCGAGCAAAATTCTCTTTCAACAAATTTAACATTCAATTGAGTACTCAAATCTTTAATGAATTGTTTGTCCTCAATTGTTAAATTACGTTTATTAAAAAGTTCTTTTAGTTTTGTTTCCATTGTTAAATTTTTTAATGTTGTTAAATTTAACGTTAACATGCTAATTTTTTAACATGTTAACGTTTATTAATCAATAACTCAACGCTTTGAATGCCTCAAATTTGGCTTTCGTTGTTGTGTAGTTAGTGTCAAAAAGTGTTAATTCCGAGTGCGGTTCTTCACATTCCATTGTTATCAACCAATATCCCGTCTCCTCGTCATAAACTTGTGCCGTTGCTGTAAGTCCTGATTCCCAGCCAAATACCTGATAAGTTCCGTCGCCTCTCTTGTCTTTTCTTTCAAGAATGATGACGTAGTCGTTTATATTTTTTAACGGTTCGACAACATTGTATGAATTTGTTCCACCGATTCCTTCATAATAAAATTGAACGGTTTTTTTGAATTGGTTGCTTTCCAGCTGAAATTCTGTTTTCGTTCCGTTAAAATGTGCAGGTGATTGTCTCGGATTGTAAATAATTCCTACACTTTTGGCAGGTGTTGCTGGAAATGTTAAATTTTTTATGATTCGGCTATTCGTAGCGTCAACAATAAATGATTGAACGTCTTTTTTCCTGAATATCAGCCCGATAGATTCGTAACCTTTGATGCGTGGTTTAGTGCAGTCGCTGGCGATATTGCCCGCTAAACTGCTGCATGGTGTAAATGCCATATTGTAAATTTTTAGTTTGTTAAAAAATGTAATACCCGCAATCGATAATATCCTTAATTTTAGGTTTATCGATTGTTGAATTTTTTTTAAGTTTGTTAATAATTGGTAACGCAATACCTGAAATTTCTTTCATTAGATTGTCGCTATTCGCCTGAATGCCATATGGATTAGATTTTATCTCAACGCCGTAACGTGTTTTGTTCGCTTGCCGTCTTAACATCATACAGAATGCCAAACCCATAACTTCAGCTTTAAAATTTGTTAAATCTGCTCCATCTCCTAAAATAGGATAAATGTAACATTCTTTAACGTCCTTTTCTGCTTTGTCAATAATTGTTTGGTCAACGTTTTTCGACAATTCATAACCCGCTGCAATGTATTCGGCTGCTGTCATAGCTTTTCAATTGTGAAAATTTCTTGTTGTTTCTTAATAATGTTAATAAATGGGTCTGTGTCCGAAAGGTAAATAATTTCTCCTTTTCTGTAAATCACGGCAGGTTTGACCCTGCCGTTTTTAACATTATTAGGCTTTTGTAACAGTTATTAAACCAGTGGACATCGGCTTGATGATTCCACCACCAGCGAAAATTTCGGCAAGGAATACATCGGCGTTGTAATCCCATTTTTCGTAATCAACTGTGAACAAATCATTTCCTACATAACCGTAATTGTCATGTTGTATTGCTATCAACACAGGATTTTTCGAGGCGTCGGTCGGAATAGTAGTTGTTAACATTCGAGTTCTAATTATTTCAGCGACACCCAACTGGTCGGCAAGTACTTCATCAGTCATATAAGTAACCGAACCGCCCGAAGCTGCAACATATTTTTTCAAATTTGTAATCATTTTCGGATTTGCATAAATCGAAATAGGTCTGTCAGTGCTCATATCGTCGATTAAATCACGAACATCTTGCAGTATCGGAATCGAACCAGCTTTATTTTTGTAAACGGTGTAAGCATCAGCTTCCGTTTTCGTTCCGATAGTTTCAAAACTGTTAATTTTATTAGCAGAATCAGTAGCACGACCATCACCGATAAGGATTACTCTTTGAATTTCATTGTCGATTCTCGCAATCAGTTCTTCCACAAGCCATTGGAAAAGAGCGGTATCGTCCTGAACCTGATAGCTCAATAATTTCGGAACGCTGATTTTCTTGTAGATAGCTCCCAAAGTCAAAGTTTTAGGAGTTAATACCAAACTTTGGTCAACTTTTTCATTTGTTAACACTGCATGCCCTTTTGCCCGAACGTTTTCTTCCGAATCATCTTGCAAGCTTACAGGTATTTTCAAGCTGTACTGTCCGAGTTTTCGCAATTTCGACAGCATCGATGTTTGCTCAAATTTTGTTAAAATTTCAGGAAACACCTCAACGATTGTCGGCATATTAGTAATACCGTTTTTAACACAAATTTTGTTAAATTCTTCGGCAAATGCTCCCTTACCACGACCAGCAGCGTTGCGCATCGCATCGGCAAACATTTTACGATATTTAACATTGTCAACAGAATTTTTCATTTGGAAGGTAGTTTTAAGTTTATTTTCCATTTCAGCAACCTGCGTTGCTAATAGTTCAGAAATACGGGCTTTCAAATCGTCGGCGCTGTATTCGATGTCAGGGTCATTTTGAAGCTCCGATAAAATAGAATTTATTTCATCGATAAGTGCTTGAGCTTCAGGAGTTACTGTGTTTTTCATGAGACCAGCTTTGATTGAATTTAACAGTCTCGTAAAATACGTCTTTTTCATTTCTTTTTAGTTTTTAGGTTTGTTATTAAATGTTAAAGAAAAAACTGTTATGTTTTTCCCCTTTTTTGTCGTAATTTTTGGTTTTAAAAAAGTTAAATTTAGTTGAATTGTTAATTATTAAATTGCTTCCAGCAACGGCTGGATTCTGAACAAGTGAAACACTTAATATTTCACATTTATTCACAAATACAAGTCCTTTTTCATTGTCAATATATCCGTCAGTTACATAGGAAGTATCAGAGAAGCCCTGTAAGATACCGTCTTCAATCAATCCTTCAATGTTGTTAAAAAGTGTTGCGTGTCGTGAAATTTCGCAAATAATTGTCGCTTGATTGTCATCCGCTGTAAATTCCAATACTTTCCCGCATAAGTGATTAATATCGAAAGAGTTATGCAACAATTCAACGGGAATGTTCTTATTGTTCTTTTGAAAATAGTTCTCGCAAAATTCATTATAACAACCTGATTTATATACATATCCGTTAAAATTCGCCTCTTCATCATTAAATTTTGTTAACAGACCTGAAACGATAAGGTTTCCAGATTCTGACTTTTTAACACTGTTAAATGAAAAAAAGTTGTTAACAATTATTTTGTTTTCTTTAATTATTTTTTCCATATTTATTGTTGTTAACAGTCCAGTTGAAATTTATATTCATTTTATTCAAATACGCCCAAATTTTTGATACAAAAGCTTCGGCTGAATCCTGCAATGCCTGCTCCGCCTGCTCCTGATTTGCAAAAGTACTTTTACCGCTCAAAGCCACACAGTCATACGGAATTTCCACAACATCAGCCAAAATTTTTATTAACATTTCTAAAGTTTCAGTTAACATTAAGTCTTTCCCGCCAAGTGCCACACGTGTTAATTTTAACGGTCTCCTTAAAAACATGAACTGCTTTTGTTCGCTTAACATTCCGTAATCTTTGATAACATTTTTTTCAAGTTCTTCTTTCTCCTCGTCATCAAGTATCACGGTTTGAGGATTCTGTTGCGGCTGCTCTGGCGCTCCGACAACAAAGACACCCAGCCTTTTTATTACCGTTGTCGCTCCGTTTAACACTACGTCAATATTTTTTAACAAATCAATCGATAAATCGTAGTCCGACCGCCCGAAAATCAAGTAGGTATCTGAATAAAAAATATCGCAAATGTCTTCGTAAGGGCTTTTATATACGCCATTTCCGCCAAATATGCATTCTTTTTTCTGCCAAAATGTTAATTTTCCTGATTCGTTTAATGTAAACAAAAGAAAACCATTTTTAAACAATTCTGCATAAGCGATTGGCAACTGATTGTTAAGAAAGTATAAAGTCGTTCCGTTTGTTATTGAGTTTGTGGTAGTTACAACAAAATCAAAAAGATTTAATTTTTTGAAAATTTTCTTAAACAAACCAGCCAGCACAACTTCATTGTAATTGTCCTTACTCAAAGTAAGCCCGAACACTCCACTATTCGCCGACAGCCGTTTTTTCTTATTGTTAAATATTATTCTCATTCGTTAAATTTTAACATTTGCAAATATAAACTTTATTTTGTTAATTGATACTTTTTTATAAAACTTTAACATTATTTAACTTTTCAGGTGTCAACTTAGCTTTGTCATAATATCAACGTACCTTGCTGCATCGATTCCGTGATTGTCTTTGTCTGATAGTACTCCGTTGACAATCTTATAGTTAGCAAATTCGTGGTCTGTATCACCACAAACAAATATTTTTTCATAGTCGCACATCGCCAACACAGACGCCGTAACGGACTGCTTGATGACAGGAATTGTCGTAACTTTTATATTCTTATTTTGTAGAATGTTAACAATTCTTGTGTTTCCGCCTGTGGCTGTTTCATAAATTAATTTTTGTTTAGGTTTCTGAATTTTTGCAATGACTTCGGCTAAATAGCTGTCTGAAATGGCAGTCTCTTTAAAATAATACCGAACGTACATACAATTGTTAAAGTATTTAACACCGACAAGGCAATTCGGGTCTCGTGTGTCTCCAAAGTCCAGCCCAAGAGTTTCAACCGCATCAATTTTATCGTAATCGGTTTGTGAAATTTCGTAAACATTGTTAAAAATGTTACCGCCCATTTCAGCGTAATTTCCAAGTACTTCATTTTGCCAGAGTTTCCATTCGTAACTTCCTACTCGTGCATTCATGCCTCTTTCCTCGACTTCCTCGAAATGTTTAATTTGTTCTTTTGTTAAATACTTGTTGTCTCGGAAGGTTGTAGTTAAACAATTGTTAACATTTTCTAACTCTGTCGCCCAAAATCTAATGTTCGGATTGTAGTCGCAAAAGATTTGCCTTTCAACACCAAAAGCCAGCTCGTCGAAAATTTCTTTTTCGTACCCGCTCGCCTCATTAACCCACAAATCCTTACATTTCACGCCTCGTGCTTTTTGAGCGTTATCAAATGTTTCAAATCTAAAAATTCCGTTAAAATGTATCGCCGTGAATCCGCCATCTTTCGTTCCTTTCGGTTCTTTGCCTGTTATCGCCCGAAAATCAGAAACAAGTTTTCCCAAAATAGGATAAGTCGGGGCTGTTATTAGGAAAAGCCCGCCACTGCCTTGTTCGGCAATTACAAGAAATCGAAAAAAAAGGGCGTAAGTCTTACCGCTTCGGCGACCTCCCTTCAACAAAACGATTCTTTCGTTTTTCGTACTCCGAAAAAACTCATCATAAACTTTTGCTATTGTTAACATTTATTTGTTATTTTTCGTAAGGTTCAAATTTGCAAATCTTTGCTTCCGTGAAGTTGATATTAGAAGTATCATTCCATTCGCTTTGGTTTTTCGCTGCGAAAATCAATGCTGCAATGTTAGCGTTCTTTAACTTTCCTTCGCAGACGTCCAAAATTAAATTCTGTATCCTATTCGCCAAAATTGTGTTAAATATATCAAGCGACTCGGCGAAGTCTTTGTGGTCGTTTGCCCATTTCCGTATTTGCTTCAAACTTACTTCACAAGCTAAAGCTAAATCGTTAAGATTCCTTAATTCTTTTCCGTATGCCTCGCCCCTGCGTGCAAACATGGCATATTTTTTTTTGTACTTGTTTGAGCGTGCAAGCCCTCTCCCTGCTCCTGCTTTCATAATCAATTAGTTAGGTATTAAACAAATAAATCTTTCACAAATGTAAACAAACTTTTATAAATAACCAACAAATATATGAACAAAATTTAAACCAAAAAAATGTTTAAATATATTTTATTCTGTTAAAAAAAAGTTAAAAAAAGTTAAAAAATATAACACTTTGAAAATCAAACAGAAAGAAATTTGATAACCACGATAAATTCAAGGAATGTAAAATAATTAAATTCACTAAAAAATTAAGTTACTGA